CACGCGGATATTCAATCCTTCAATGGAGCGATACTCACGCAGATCAAAATTATCAACTTATCGTTCCTTATGGACTTGTTTCAGGAGTCGATACAAAAGATTCTACATACGCCAGCACACCAGCAATTCGTCAAGCCGCTCTCATGCTTGCCATAGACGTTTGGCAGGCTCGTCAATCACCTTCTAGCGGCGGCGTTTCAGTTGATGGCATTACTCCAAGTCCTTACCGTCTGGGCAATACTATGTTAGCTAAGGTTCGTGGGCTTATCGCGCCTTACATGAATCCAAGAGCGATGGTTGGATAATGTCAGTTCCAGCCGTATCAACACTTCGCCAAACTATTGCGACTGCATTGACAGCCAATACTACCTACCAAGTATTTGCCTACCCGCCTCAAACTATTCAGGCTAATTCAGTTGTAATCATTCCTGATGATCCATACCTTGAGCCTTCCAATGATTCATGGGCTACTGTCGGTCCAACAGCAAATTTTAAGTTACTTATTACAGTCCCATTATTTGATAATCAAGGCAACCTTCAAGGCATTGAAAATGCCGTTGTTACTATGTTTAATGCTTTATTTGATGCAACAGAAAACGACACAATTTCATATAATGTTGGTTCTGTCTCCCAACCTCAAATTCTTTCAGTAGCATCGGGAGACTTACTCTCATGCGAAATGCAAATCAGCCTAATCACAGCATGGGAGTAATAATGGATATCAAAGAATGGCAAGACGAAAACGACGCATTCCTGACTAAAATTGGTCAGGTAGAAACAAAGCAAGCTAAACCCGCAACCAAGAAAGACGAGGAATAACCCAAATGGCAGTATTTCTAAATAATGGTGTGCAGGTTACTGTCGATCCGGGAACGGGTTCAGTAAACCTCTCAGACCACGTTACATCTATCACTATCAATCAATCATTTGATGAACTTGAAGTGACAGCGATGGGCGATTCAGCTCATAAATTTATCAAGGGACTTGAAGCATCTTCAGTTACTCTCGATATTCTTAATGATTACACATCAGCTGTAAACGTTACAAAAACATTACAGTCATGCTACGGCAAGTCAGTTGTTTGGACATTTAAGCAGTCTTCTGCCGCAACTTCAGCAACAAATCCACTTTATACAGTTACACTACTTGTAAACAACTTGACAGCAATTAATGGCGCAACAGGCGACGTATCTATGCAGAGCCTTACATTTAATGCTACAAGTACAGTTGCAGTAACAGAATCCTAATATCTAAGTAAGGGGCTAAAATGGCAAAACTAAGGGTTACGACCACAGATGGCTTGGTGAACGATTATGAAATCACACCAACGATTGAATGGGCGTTTGAACAACATGCAAAGATGGGCTGGCATAAAGCTCTTTTGGTAGAACAAAAGCAGTCAGACATCTATTGGATTGCTTGGGAAGCAATGCGCCGTTCTGGCGCATCTCCTAAGCCTTTCGGAGAAGGTTTTCTAGATACCTTAAAGTTAGTTGAGGTTTTAGAATCTGACCCTTTGGAATAGTGGATCGGAACTCTGTAACTTATCTAGCAACTCGCATGAGCCTAGAATACGGAGTTCCGTTCCGATCCATAATTGAATTATCTCCAATGGAGTTTCAATATCACGTTCAAGTTCTTAAGGACATAGCGAAAGCGAGGGAAGATGCCCAGCATAGAAATAAGAGGTAATACAGACCTTCGCAATGCTGTACGTCGATTTGCTCCTGATTTGGAAAAAAATCTTCGCAAAGAAATAGCAAATGGGTTAAAACCTGTAGTTGCAACAGCTAGAGGATATGTACCTACAACATCACCCATGTCTGGTTGGGCTTCTAGATCATTTAATAATGGTTTCTTTCCCACTTACACGGCTTCAACAATAATTCGAGGAATAACTTATTCTTCTGTAGTTACAAAGAAAAGTAAACAAGGATTTACTGCTAACGCCGCTATTTTTAACAAATCTGCTGTAGGTGCTATCTACGAAACCGCGGGACGTAAAAATCCTTTTGGTCAGCCGTGGGTTGGTCCAAAAGGTTCTGGATCACATGATTTTAGCCATTCCAACTGGCGCGGTGCTGGAGAAAAGTTTATTAGCAAGTTACCGCCTTTGGTATCTAGCCTTCAAGGTCGTGGTCGCCTTATCTATCGCGCTTGGGCTCAGGACAAAGGACGCGCTCATGGAATTGTTATGCGCGCTTTAGATAAAACTTTTGCTGAGTTCGACGCAAGAGCTAATACCAGAACATTAGGAAAGGCAGCATAATGGCTACTAATGAACATGTTGGTATTTACCTTGATTCCAAGGCAGACCTTAAAGGTTTTAAGCAAGTTGAGACAGCCACACAAAAACTTGCTAAGAATGTAAAGAATCTTGCTGGGGCTTTTGGTTTAGCCTACGGCACAGATGCTTTAGTTTCTTTTGGAAAGGTAGCCGTCAAGGAATTTATTGACAGTCAAAAGGCTGCTTTGCAATTAAGCAATACTGTAAACAACCTAGGACTATCTTTTGCTAACGCTGATATAGACAAGTTTATTAACAATCTTTCGCTATCTAGTGGCGTTATTGACGATCAATTATTTCCTGCTATGCAGAAGTTGTTACAAGTAACAGGCTCAGTCAAGATGAGCCAAGATTTATTGCGTCAATCTATAGATTTCTCCAAGGGCAGCAATACTGATTTAGCCACAGTTGTTTCAGACATTACCAACGCTTATGTAGGCAATAATCGCGGTCTCAAAAAGTATGCTCTAGGTCTAAGCGCAGCTGAGTTAAAGACAGCTTCGTTCGACAAAGTATTGGCTGCTTTTCAACGTAACTTTTCGGGCGCACTACAAGTAAATCTATCTACAACAGCGGGCAAGTTTGATCTTCTCTCTAACTCTGTCAGAATAGCAACCGAAAACATTGGTGGTGGGTTAGTAGATGCCTTTACCAACCTATCGGGTGGCGGTTCTGTATCAGAGGCTACCAACCTTATTATTGCTTTTTCTAAGGCTGTAGCAGCCATGGAGCGTGGCGCAGGTACAGCCATTGGCGTATTGCCAAATTTGTTGGATAAAATTAAAGCAGCAGGCAAAAGTTTCTTCTATGGCTTTGCTGGACAGCAAGTGTTAAAAAACATACCTACAGCTCCTAAAGATAAAGCAGATTTAACAGCCAAGCAAAAAGCAGCAGCGGCAGCCAAGGCTGAGGCAGCAGCAGAAAAACGTCGCAAAGAACTTTATGCTCAAACTCTTAAAAATCAAAAAGCCCTTACTGCTGAACAAAAAAAACAAGCTGCTCTTAAACAAGAAGGCAAAATTTTTGACCTTCAACAAATTGAACTTGTTGCTGCTCTTAAAGGTAAATTATCAGAAGATGAAAAAAGGCGAGTAGAGGCTCAATTAGCCCTTCTCAACGGAAATGAAGCAGAAGCCAAAAGGCTGACAGATCAGATTCTCATGGCTCAAGATTCAACCGGCAATCTTTCAAAATTACTTTCTAGCCTTCCAGATGCCAAAAACCCATTTCAATACCTTGATGGCTATCTCAATGGTTTAGCGATTAAAGCCGCTGCTCTTGGTGGCTTGAGTACAAATGGGGAACGTGCAGTTACAGGCATTAACCCTGCTTTACCCGTAAATCCTGCCCTGCCTACAACTAATGCTTCTAATTCATTGCCATCAAATGCCATGATTTCATATAACACCCAAACAGGATTAAGTTACAACCCTAACGCCATCGAACTTAAAATCAGCGGAGATTCAACCCTGACTAAAGCCATCGCCGACAGCCTCCAAGTGCAAAGCCTTTCAGGTATTCCAAGTTCAGTCCAACGCCTAGTTAGCACCTTTGGATAATGGCATTACCAGCACAGATAGCCGTTTCCTTTGATTACTCCAACGGCGCTACTTTTGGATATTCAGGGTTTGTTATTGGTGATCCTAAATATGGAATCTTGGGAACAAATACCCTTGGCACTTCCGACCTGCCTGAACCAGTCATCGATCTAACGCCCAACGTTTATAACATTAGCATTACTCGAGGACGCAATATCCAGCGTGACACCTACGAAGCTGGAACAGCCGTTATACGCGTTCTAGACCCTGACTCATACTTTAACCCTCAGAACACTTCATCGCCTTACTACGGCTATCTAGCGCCCCTTAGAAAGATACGCGTATCGGCTACTACGGCGACAACCCAGAAATATCTATTCTCTGGCTATATTACAGATTACAAATATACATACCCAGTCAATCAGGAAACTGGGTATGTCGATATTTCAGCCACAGATGCTTTTCGTCTATTCAATCTTGCCAATATAACTATTGTGGATTCTGCACCAGCAGGACAAACAACTTCTGCCCGAGTGTCTGCCATTCTCAATCAAGTGTTTTTTCCTTCTTCAATGCGCACAATCTCTACAGGGTTAAACACTTGCATTGCAGACCCCTCCACAGCTCGTACAGCCCTCGGTGCAATCAAAAACGCGGAGTTTTCTGAAACAGGCGCGTTCTACATGAACGGGGCCGGAACGGCTATATTCAAGAACCGCACAGACGTGATGAATTCATTGTCCAAAACTCCCGTGGCTTTTAATCAATCTGGCGGCATTCCTTATCGAAACCTTGTATTTGCCTTCGATGACAAACTTATCATTAATACTGGCAACTTTGCCCGTGTGGGCGGGGCAACTATCACAGCCACCAATCAGGCATCGGTGGATAAGTATTTCCCTCATGGAATTAATCAAACTGATCTTGTGGCTGAGACAGATGCTCTAGTTGCCAATATCGCAGCTGAGTATGTAGCCACTAGAGCGGCAACGACAATCAGAATTGACCAAATGGTTGTGGATTTATTAGACCCAGCCGTGCCAACCGACACAATGATTGGCCTTGATTACTTTGATAATCTTCTCATTACCAACGTTCAACCTGATGGCTCAACTATCGTTAAAAATTTGCAATATCAAGGCATTAATTGGGAAATCACCCCTAATAAAATGATGGCAACTATTACAACTCTCGAACCCATAGCCGATGGTTTCGTGGTTGGAAGCTCGTATTACGGTATAATCGGCACTAATACATTGGGTTACTAGGAGATAAAATGGCAACAGGATTACCAGCAGCAACAGGCGATGTATTAACCGCCGCTACAGTTAACGGACTTATTACCTTTACTGTTGGCTCAGACCAGACAGCGGATTACACAGCCGTATTGACAGATCAATACCAAGTCCTAGTTCCTATGAACAAGGCGACAGCGGTCGCATTTAAGATTCCCACCAATGCTTCTGTAGCATTCCCAATAGGCACATGTATTACAGTTCTTAACAAAGGTGCTGGAACATGCACAATTTCAGCAGTTACCTCTGGCACTACTACAATTCTTTCAGCAGGGGCAACTGCGGCTTCTCCAACCCTTACACAATATAAAACAGCAGCCTGCATCAAGACTGCAACCGATACTTGGTATGTTGTCGGGGCTATTGCATAATGATTGGCGCAATCACAGCAGGATTATTTGGTGACAAACTACCTAGTATAACAATGGATTTTCTTGTTATTGCTGGCGGCGGTGGTGGCGCTGGCACTTATGACGGCGGTGCTGGCGGTGCTGGCGGCTATAGAACTTCAGTAGGAACATCAGGTGGTGGAGCTTCAGCTGAATCACAAATTTCACCGATAGGTTCATTTACCGTCACCGTTGGCGGTGGCGGTGCTGGCGGTGCTGGCGTAGGTTTACAAGGCACAAATGGATCTCAAGGTAACAGTTCAGTATGCGGAACAATTACTTCTATTGGCGGCGGCTATGGTGCGAGACAGCCCGGTGGTGCTGCAATTGCAGGTGGCACAGGCGGCTCTGGTGGTGGTTCTTCGGGCAATAGTAATGGAACACAAACAACAGCTGCGGCAGGCACAGCCAGCCAAGGTTATGCAGGTGGAATAAGCGGAGTTGCTTCAGGTGGTGGAGACGCTGGCGGTGGCGGTGGCGGTGGTGCTGGTGCTGTTGGGAACAATTCACCTTCTGGTAATAATCAACTTGGCGGTGCTGGCGGTGCTGGATTATCAAACTCAATTAACGGAACAGCGACAACTCGCGGCGGTGGCGGTGGTGGTGGAAGCAAGAATGCTTCTTCAACTTCAGGCGGCTCTGGCGGCGGTGGCACTGGTGGCGCAAATAATAACAGCGGTACTGCTGGCACAGGAAATACAGGCGGCGGCGGTGGTGGCGCTGGATCAGCAGATAGCGACCCACAGCGCGGTGCTGGCGGCACAGGTGGTTCTGGAATTGTAATTATTGCTTACCCAGATACTTTCCCAGCATTGACTTCTATTAGCGGTGGACTTACTTATACCCAACCATCTCGTGCGGGTTACCGAGTTTATCAATTTACAGCTGGAACAGGAACGGTGACTATTTAATGGCTCACTACGCATTCCTCGATGACGCTAACATCGTTACGGAAGTAATCACAGGCAAAGATGAAACTGAACTTATTGACGGCTTGACTACAGAAGAGTGGTACTCAAATTTTAGAGGGCAACGCTGCGTTCGTACTTCATACAACAACAAGATTCGCTATAACTATGCTGGCATCGGTTACACATACGATCCAATAGATGATGCTTTCATTGCTCCAGCACCTTGCGAGCATAATGAGTTATTACTCAACAACAAGAAACAATGGGAGTGTTCTAATGAAGCCCATACTGTGTAAAGCAGGCCAACAATTAAGGTTACAGGTTGATGATACTTATTCAGACAGAGATAGAACCTCAGACGGCTGGATTGGCGACACACGTCATCAAGCAGGTGTGTCTGATCACAATCCTGATGCAATGGGTATCGTACGAGCGATTGACATTGACAGGGATTTATCTGGCAAAGCCAAGCCAGACCTCATGCCTAACCTTGCAGATCAGATACGACTCTGTGCTAGAGCTGGCGATAAGAGAATCTCTTATGTCATCTTCGACGGAAAAATATGCTCGAGTAAGAAATCTTGGGCTTGGCGTCCTTATGATGGGATTAATAAGCACAATCATCATTGCCATATCTCATTTACTCAAGCGGGCGACAACGATTCTTCGTTCTTTAATATCCCAATGTTAGGTGGCAAATAATGGCA